TGACATAGTAGTTTGTTAAAAATGTAAGAGAGACATAACCCAATGGCTTTTCTCCCTCGCTGTTAAACTCTATCTCTGTGGATTCTAAATAAGTATCTTTAGCCAATCCATCAAGAGTTCTATCAGCAGCTATTGCTGCTTCAACTTCTTTGCTTATTGTATCAATAGTATCATCAAAGTTGCTAGTAGCTTTTGCATAACCCTCTACAACAACTGATAATTCTCTGCTCATAAGTCTTTGTGTTCCTATAACAATAGGCTCAGATGTTTCTGATTTTGTGTAAATGATTAATGCTGGCAAAGAACCATTTTCTAAAGGATAAACTCTGGACTCATAAACATTAGAGCCAGTGGTTGTTAATCCTGTTAGAGTTGTTCCAAACTTCTCTCTGATTTGTTGTCTAATATGGTTTGCCATTATATTTCCTCAAGCATCAAAGCAGAGAAGCCAGTTCTATCTGCTTGTATATTAACAACTGTATAATTTTGAGCTGCTTTTAATGTATTGCCATCAACATCTTTAATGGCTGCAACAGCTAATGTATTTCCAAATGATATATTTGGAACATCTATGGTTCTGCAATAAGCTATCGGCTTTAGTGCTTCCACGCCTATACCTTCTTCTTGCTCAACATATTCATTATTAAGAATTATTCTTATTGTTGAATCAGTGCCATTATTTGTGTAAACAGCAGATACGCCATGACCATAGTCTATATCTAAATATGCAATCATATCCTCTTCTGTTTCCATTTGGTATTGAGACATTATTCTTCCTCTAATACCACTGATACTAAACCTGTGTTATCAGGTTCGACTGTTCTAACAACAAAAGCAGTTTCAGGTTTTAAAACGCTTCCACGATTTGTTGTAATTGCATTAACAATTAATCTATCTTCTTGCGATATGTAAGGAGCATCGGTTGCTTTAATAATTGCTCTGGGCTGATAACCAGCAACAGGAACTGTGCCACCCTCTATATTGAAATATTCTTGATCTATGATGATATTGATGTTGGTTGTATTTCCAGAATCAATATCAAACCAAGTATCTATGAGACCATTTCTTTGATCCCATAATGATTGTTGCACCTCGAAGAATGTAGCAGTAACTCCATGACCTGTGTTGATGTCTACATAGGAGTTAAAATCTGCTGCACTCTCGATGGGCATGATTTATTTTTTAGCTCTTTTCTTTGGAGCTTTAACCTCTGATGTTTCTAAACCAACACTTCTATCAGCCTTCTTGGCTTTTGGTTTTTCAACATGAATTTCTGCTTTGCCATAGCCACATAATGAATGACCTATGACCTCATCAAGCTCTACTACATCGCCAGCATGAACCTTTGATCCATTGGCAACTGTGTCTTGTAAAATTTTATATTTTTTCATAATTAAGGTGGTGGGGTTGCCCCCACCATTCCATTTAAGCATCAGCTAATTAGTCAGATGACTTACAGAAACTAACAGCATGACGAACTGCTACGTCTACAGTTTGTAGAGCAATAATTCTCACGCCACCAGATTTGCTCAACGCAAAAGGATCCACAGTTATATCCAGACCCCCGTACATTCCGATTAGCAAATCAGCAAAGTTTCCAAAGTAGAAATCACCTGAAGTTACTTGATTACTTCTAACAACATTGTAGCCATTCATTCTGCCATCTGGCTCTACAACGAACTGACCAGAACCTGTGTCCTTGCTAGTTGTTTTAAGAGTTCCATAATCAGCAGGCTTACAGATGTAAGCTAATGATCCAGACAATGCATTATCAGCAGCAACAGCACTTTCCATGCCTACAATCTCAGCAAATGTTGGATTTGCAGCAGCGAAAGTTGTTGTGTTGATACCAGAAGTATTAGCAATACCAGTTGGTTGACCACTTGATCCTGAACCAGCTAAAGCACCTAAATCAATTGCTAAAGCAATAGATTGTGTAAGGTCATCTCTGATTAAATTTTCAATATCTAATGAAGATTGTTGAAGCATTAATCTTGAAGCATCAGTGTGAGCACCGATAACTTTAGGAGACATGGTTACTGATCCTGAAGTGAATTCAGACTCAGCAGAGTCTCCACCTTCAGTAGCGATCCAGCCAGCAGAAGCAGCAGCAGTTTTCTTAGGAATAACTACGTTGCCTTGTAATCCACGAAGCATGGTTGCACCAGCTTGCATTACAGAAGAAGAGTTTCTTAGAACGTCTATGAAATCTCCACCTTTGTAATCTTCAGCGATAAGAGTAGAGTCATCACTTGTGTTCAGGTCTCTAGTCCAGTTACGAAGAACGTCAGCAGGAAGCATAATTCCTTGTGCTACTTTGCCATGTTCTCTAGCAGCTTGCTCTGAACATTCGAATTCGAATTCAGCAGCTCGCTGTGCATTTCTGTCAGAAGGATTAGCAAGAGCGTTAATAGCTTTTACTAAACTAAATCTTCTAACTTCTTTTGGTGTCATTCCGATTTCAGAAGGAGTTTCAAGTGGAGTATTGTTAGAAATGTTTTCCAATAATATTCCTCTGAACTCTTCAACAGATGCACCTTCTTGAATAGCCTTGTCAGCTAGGTCTCTTTTATTGTGCTTTACAGCAAGATCAATGATCTCTTTTGAATTTCTTTTGAATTCAGCTTTTGCTTCTTCAGCACTTTGAGCTCTAACTTCATCAAGGTTAATCTCATTTTTAACTTCTTCAGTCATTTTAATTACCTCTATTTGAGTTTTAGTTTGTTTATTTTTAGAACGCCCAACGCCTACAAGTCTGGATTGATCAGCAGGAACGCTAACAGAAGAAACTTCCATTGGTGTCCAATTTGCTTTGTAATAATCCTCGCCATCACGTTGAATACGCTCCAGTTTATCTATTCTGTAGCCTACAGAGATATTCATGCGAATACCATCTTTGACATCTTCATATACTTCACGAGCTAGTTCACTTTTTCCAAAGCGTACAACAGCAGTTGTCCTTTTTGCTGTCTCATCAAGCTTGAATTCTTCAATTACACCTATTTGCTTGGTCATATCGTGATCAAGGAGCAGTGGTGCTCGCCCAGATGCTATAAACTCCATGTTTATATCACCTTCAGAATGTCCTAGCACTTCCATGCCAAAACTTCTTTCAACAGGTTCTTCAGAAGAAACGCCAACTCGGACTCTACGATTTTCTTCATCAACATAAGAAGCTCTGGAAAGATCAATAGTCCTATATTTCATAGGCATATGTACAACCTTTCTTTCTTCCTCATCTTGATCCATCATAGAAACTTCCTCAGCCATTTCTACTTCTTCACCCTCTTCTACATCCTCATGTTTCTCAAACTCAACGATAACAGAGTTATCAGTTTCAGAAACGCTGAGGATATGTCTATCTTCTTTTAACATAGTTTTCTCCTCAGTATTTTCTACTGGATGTACTTCCAATTCATTTGAATTGAAATCGTTAAAATCCCTTATGGGATTAATCTTGGTTAGTGTGCTGAACTTATGACCCACTTCAGTGTCAGTAGGTTCACCACTTCTATAAATTTGTATTAATGCAGCAGGATCATCTGGAGTTCCAGTAATAGTAAGCTCGCTATTTGGAATATTAATCTTCCCATCTCTTTCGATCTTTATGATCTTTCCTCTAGCTCTACCACCAGCACTATCCCAGCTTACAAAATCTCCTAAACTTAATGCATCTGGAGCTGCTCTATCATCTTCTTTTTTCATTTGTTCCACCAATCTTTTTGACCAACTATAACCTGCATCTCCACCCCAGAGAGCCCATGCAATTCTGCCATTACTAGGGTAGCCATCTTCGCCAGCACTAAAGCCTTCTGCTTGTTTGTCTACCTCATGTCTTGAAAAGAAGCTGTACATTCTTTTAATAGTCTCATCTGATAAATTTTCACCAGCCACTATTTGTCTTGCTCTTACAGCACCAACTCTAGTTCCACCTCTACCAAATTCTTCACGCCAGTCTAAGCCCTTTTGAGCTTCTGACTTCATGCCTGCATTTGGTCTAGCCATCTTCGTCATCTCCACCTTGTATCTTAGCTTCCACTGGTAACTTTTGACCAAATGGCTGATAAGCTAATTCAATATCATACTGTTTAGCTAATTCAATTTCTTTTTGATGTTGTTCAAATAGTTCTTCAGTATCTCTACCATAAGATGCAGAAATATCTGAGTATGTAAGTGTTCCATTTTGTAAACCAATAACATTGGCTTGCATTTCTTTTAGTGGGTCAATCCAAGCAAACGATCTTGGAATATAGTTTACTGATCTAGCAAACTTGTCAAATTTTCCCATAGGCAAATTAATGTAACCAGCAGAAATAGCCATTTCTAACCATGATTGAAATACTGGATTTACAAAATGCTCAATTACAAATTGTTGATATATCTGATACATACTTCGATCTTCTAAAGCACCTTGTCTGATAGAAGAATAATTAACAGAAGTTAAATCGTTAGATAATGAGTGATAAGAAATATTTAAACCTGATGCGATGCTTCTAAGTACGCTGGTGGTAAAAGAATCAAATGCAGATGTAGGATGTGTAGGATCAAATGCTTTGAAGTCCATGCCTGATGGTAGTTGTTCAAAAACTCCTGCTTGAGCGTTCATTGTTGGGTTGAAGGTATCCTCATATTCGCCATCACCAACGTAACCATCGCCATCTGGTGAGGTGAAGAAGCCCATTTTAGATGCACCAACTCTTGCTGCAACTATCTCTGCTTCAAGATATCCATTGAGCATTTTTACATTTGCCATAGCAGTTGCAACCAAAGAAACTCCTCTGGTTTGCTCTGCTCTGCTTGGCATATAAGCATGAATGATCTCATCAGCAGGAACTCTAATGTGCTGATTCTGACTTAAATAATTTCTATTGTATGGATGATCTTTGTATAAATGATAGGCTACTGGCTTATCATTTTTGTCTACCTCAACACCCATCTTGATTCTGTTGCCAGTCTGTTTGTAAACATCATTTTTATTTTCGTCTAAATGATCTGCTTCTAGAAACTGTAACTGAAAACCAAATGGAGAATTGGGCTCTTTTATTTTTCTAATTAAAACTTCACCATCTCTCGCTAAAGATTCTATAAATATTTTTTGACAATCTAAAAATGACAACCTGCCATTGGTAGTACAGCTTCCAACCTGAGACCATTCCTTCCAAGCCCTCTCAATGAGCAGGTTAGCTCCAATGTCTAAAGAACCATCATCGTTCCTAGCTTTGGAGCTAACTCTTATGCCATGCTTACCGATAACATTAGATACCATTAGATTGAGGTATCTAGCAATGTAGCTATCGTTTCTAGCTAACTCTCTTGCCCTATCTCTTAGGATTCGTATGTTATCTTTTATTTCAGCATCGGCACTTGTAGATGTGGTTACAAAATCTGCAAATAATCTGCCAGTGTTAGCCCCAGTATAACCTCTTCTATAAGCCTTCCTCTTTTTCTGTTTTGGTGTATCACCACCAATGATTCTGTTATACCAAGCCATTATGTTATGTCGCTCTTAGGTGTTGAGCCAGTAGTACGACCAAAATTAACCTTGATTGTATTTCCTGAACCTCTTTTGTTTTTAATTCTTAATTGTTTAACTTCTTTAAGATATTCAGCTTTGTATCTATCTCTAAAAGTTAATAATTCATCTATTGAAAGTCTTGATAAAGACCTTCCAGCTATCGACATAGAACTTTGATCCATTGTGGCTCTATTTTCTATAACTGCTTCAATTGCATCTAAAACAATCTTTGCATGACTTCTGACTGAAGCAGAAGTAGTTGCATAGTTATCCTGTATCTCAACAAAACCTTCTTCTAGCTTAACTCTTGCAGAGTCAGACGATCTGGTTATGTATGAAACCCAGTTATAGTTT